GCTTGCAGCCGTCCGATCTGCTGATCGTCGCCGGGCGTCCGGGCATGGGAAAGACCGCGCTCGCCACCAACATGGCGGTGCACGCCGCGCGCGCCTGGCTGCGCGACGTCGAGGCCGGGGCCGAAGTTCCCGCCGGCGCGCCCATCCTGTTCTTCTCGCTCGAGATGGCGGCGCAGCAGATCGCGCAACGCATCCTTTCGGAACAGACCGAAATCGAGATGTGGAAGATCCGCAACGGCCGCTTCTCCGATACCGAGTGGGAGAAGTTCGTGCTGGCGACGCAGGAGCTGGCCAACGTGCCGCTCTTCATCGACGACACCGGTGGGATCTCGATCGCGCAGATCGCGGCCCGTGCACGGCGTGCCAAGCGCGAGAAGAAGATCGGCGCCGTCGTCATCGACCATATCCAGCTGGTGGGCGGAACGGGCCGGCCGGAGAACCGCACCCAGGAGATCACCGAGATCAGCAAGGGCCTCAAGGTTCTGGCCAAGGACCTGAACGTCCCGGTGGTGGCGCTGTCGCAGCTGAGCCGCGGCGTCGACAACCGCGACGACAAGCGGCCGGTGCTGAGCGACCTGCGCGAAAGCGGCTCGATCGAGCAGGACGCCGACGTCGTGATGTTCGTCTACCGCGAGGAATACTACCTCGCCTCGCGCGAGCCGGAAGCCGGATCGCAAGAGCATGTGAAGTGGCTGGACAAGATGGACGCCGCCACCGGCAAGGCGGACGTCATCGTCGAGAAGCACCGCCACGGCGCCACCGCGACGATCAAGATGCAATTCGACGGCCGCTTCACCCGGTTCTCCAACCTGGCGGAGCACCGGTGATGATCGACACCGCCTTCCGCATCTTCTTTGTCACCGGCGCCGTCATCTGGACCGTCATCGCCATTTTCGTGGCGTGGTTCGCCTTGAGCATCGCCTGCCACGTCGTTCAGACAACGGTGATGTGGTGGCGCGTCGCGCGCGCGGCCTCCGGCAACTGGACCTTGAAGGGCTGGGTTGCGCTGTTCTGGAACCCGGGCGTCGAGTTCACGGTGAAGGGATCAGGCCGTGAGCTGCATTGGCCCAGTGTGGCGCAATGGACATGGGGGCTTCTCCCATGACGCTGACCCTCCGGCCGATTCCTGCAGACGGCGCACAGCCCGACGCGTACCGAGCGTTCCTAGAGGCGAAGTTCACGCCGGCGGCGCAGGCGGGGTTCGAGGTCGATCCGGCCGAGTTCAACCCGGCGCTGTCGCCGCATGTGAAGGTCGCGGTGGATTGGGCGCTGCGCGGCGGCCGCCGCCTGCTGGCGCTGCGCTTCGGCCTGCAAAAGACCGCGCTCCAGCTGGAGCTGATGCGGCTGACCGCGCGGCGCGTGAAGTCGCCCGCGGGCATCGTACTGCCGCTGGGCGCGCGCCTGTCGTTCTTCGACGATGCCCGCGAGTTCTTCACCGGCGCGCATGCCGTGAAGCTCGCCTTCGTCCGCGAGGACAGCGAGATCGACCCGCACGCGATCAACCTGACCAACACCGAGAGCGTGCGCGAGGGCAAGATCGACCCGCGCCGCTTTGGCTGCACCACGTTCGACGAGGGCGACATCCTCCGCAACATGGCGACGAAGACGTTCTGGAAGTTCACGGAGCGCGCCAAGGAAGTCGAATACCGTCACGTCGCCACCGCGACGCCTGATCCGCAGGCCTATGACGAGTTGCTGGCCTATGCCGCCTATCTCGACGTGATGGACGTCGGCCAGGGCCGCACCCGTTTCTTTAAGCGCAACAGCGAGAAGGCGGACGCGCTGGAGCTGCTGCCGCACAAGGCCGACGAGTTCTGGGCCTTCGTTGCGTCCTGGGCGCTGTTCCTCCAGAAGCCGTCGGATCTGTCGCCGTCGTTCAGCGACGAAGGCTATGACCTGCCGAAATACGACATGCGCTGGCACGAAGTCGGCTCGCCGTCCAGCGCGGCCGCCGGCGCCGATCGCGACGGACAGCTCCAGATGTTCCGCGACACCGCGCTGGGCCTGGGCGGCACCGCGGCGGAGAAGCGCGACACGCTGGGCGACCGCATAGCCAAGCTGAACGAGCTGCGCGCCGAAATGCCGGACGCGCACCGCATCATCTGGCACCAGCTCGAGGACGAACGCCGCGCGATCGAGAAGGCGGCGCCGGCATGCGCCATGGTCTACGGCGCGCAGTCGATCGAGAAGAACGAGGCCGCGATGATCAGCTTCGCCAAGGGCGAGATCCAAGAGCTGGGCGGCAAGCCATCCATGATCGGATCAGGCCCCAACTTCCAGAAGCATTGCTGGTGGTCGATCATTTTCAGCATGGACTGGAAGTTCAAGGACCTGATCCAGGCCATGCACCGCACCGCGCGGTTCGGCCAGCGGTTCGATGGCTTCCCGGCCGGCGTGGAGAAGGCCTGCCGCTTCGACATACTCTACACCGAAGCCGAGCGCGAAATGGTGCGCCGCTTCAAGGAGAACCTGGCGCGCTACGAAGAGCAGCAGGCGCGCATGACGGCGCTGATCCGGCAATACGGCCTGTCGCACCTGGCGGTGGCCAACGTCCTGAAACGCTCCATGGACGTCGAGCGCCGCGAGATCGCGGGCGAGCGCTACCGGATCGTCAACAACGACTGCATCGACGAGGCCAAGCGCCTGCCGGCGGACAGCATCGACCTGGTTTGCACCAGCCTGCCATTCTCGACGCAGTACGAGTACACGCCTTCGTACCGGGATTTCGGGCACACCGACGACGATCCGCATTTCTTCGCGCAGATGGACTTCCTGACGCCGGAGCTGCTGCGCGCGCTCAAGCCCGGCCGCAACGCGGTGGTCCACTGCAAGGACAGAATCATCGAAGGCTCGCGATCGGGGCTGGGCTTCCAGACCGTGTCGCCGTTCGGCTGGCGCGTGCTGGACCATTTCCAGCGTCACGGCTTCGCCTATCTGGGCACGACGTTCCTGATCACCGACGTCGTGAAGGAGAACAAGCAGACCAACCGGCTGGGCTTCGCCGAGCAGTGCAAGGACGGCACGCGCATGGGCTTCGGCCTGGCGGAATACCTGCACGTTTTCCGCAAGCCCCAGACCGACAAGACGCGCGGCTATGCCGACGAACCGGTGGTGAAGAAACGGCAGCGCTGGGACCGGCTGAACCGGCAATGGATCGTTGACGACCCGTGGACGGAGGAACCGACCGGTGATGGCGACGGCCGCGAGCCCTACACCGTCGGCCGCTGGCAACTGGACGCATCGGGCAACTGGCGCAGCAACGGCAACCGCCTTCTGACGCCGGCGGAGATCAGCAAGCTGCCGGTCAAGGGCGCGTTCCGCGCCTGGCGCGCGCACTGCGTCGAGCAGCCCTACGATCACCGCCATCACATCGAGATCGTGGACGCTATGACCGAAGTTGGCACGCTGCGGCCCGATTTCGAGGTCGCCAAGGCGCACGGCCCCGGCCATCCCGACGTTTGGACCGACATCGCGCGGATGCGCAGCCTCAACACGCTCCAGGTCGCCAAGAACAAGGAAAAGCACCTGTGTCCGCTACCGATCGACATCGTCGAGCGGGTGATCGCACAGCGCTCCATGGCGGGCGAGACCGTGCTGGACCCGTTCGGCGGGCTGATGACGGTGCCCTATTGCGCCGTGCGAATGGGCCGCCGCGGCGTCGGGTTCGAGCTGTCGGAGACCTACTTCAAGGACGGCGCCAGCTACTGCGAAGCCGCTGAACGCGAAGCGACGGCGCCGACGCTGTTCCATCTGCTGGAGGCGGCGGAATGACCACCGATCTATTCGACAGATATCTGAGCCAGACGCAGTGGGCGATCAATCCGACGACGATCCAGCGTTGGCGGCTGGAGTTGGAGAGCGGTCAGGATCTGACAGCTGTGCACGCCGGATTGCTCCTGCGCGAGGTCGAGCGGCTTTACCAGCTGATCAACACCCCCGAACTCGAGGAGTTCTGGGAAGGTGCACAACGCGAAGCGGCCCACCAACGCGAACGCTGGGGCGACGCGCACGATCGCGGCAAGCAAGGCCACGATTGGTCTGCGACGGTCACGGCTTTGCACGGCAAAGCGATCCGCGCGCTATGGGATGGTGACCGCGAGAAGTACCTGCACCACATCATCACGATGGCTGCCGTCTGCGCCAACTGGCACGCGCGGACGAAGGAAGCCAGCGGATGACCAGCATCGCGGCCTTACAGCAGCAGCTCGCTCGCGAACGGCATCGCGAGATGATCGCGGCGCGGCCAGAGATACCGATCTCCCTCCAGGCAGAGGTGTGCGATCGGTGGCGGCGCGAACATGCAGAACGCGTCGCCCATCGCGCTGCCGAGCGCGCGGCGATGGACTGTCCCCCGAAGCTTACCGCCCAGCGCGGTCGACCGTGGGAGGACATCGCTTGACCGCGCCCGCCCACAGGAAAGAGCGGCCCGCGCCCGATCCAGGGCTGGTGCGGTTCGTGGAGGCGCTTGCCCGCGACTGCGCCCGCAAGGACCATGAAGCCGAACAGCGCGCCGATTCGGACGACAAGGCAAGCGATGGCCATTAATCGAAAAGACTTGCCCTCGGCGCCAGCGCAAGACGTGCGGGCCATTAACGCAGCGCAATATCTGCTGCACAGCAAGTCGAACGATGCGAAGTACCGCGAGGACTTGGCCAGCGGCATCAATGCAGGCTTCTGGATATTCGTACTGCCCGATCAGCTCCAGATGACAAGAGAGGGCTATGACTATCTCCAGCGGCGCGGGGCAACGGTGCAATGAAACGCGCCGCCCTTTACGCCCGCTATTCCAGCGACCTGCAAAACCCGCGGTCGGTCGAGGATCAGCTCGCGTTGTGCCGCGCCTTCTGCGCGCGCGACGGCATCGCGGTGGTGGCGGAGTTCAGCGACCGCGCGATCTCCGGCGCTTCGCTGCACGGCCGTGACGGGCTCGATCGGCTGCTCGCCTTCGCACGCGGCCGCGGCTGCGACGTCGTGGTGGTGGAGGCGCTGGACCGCGTGTCGCGCGACCTGGGTGACCTTGCGACCATCTACAAGCAGCTGAGCTTCGCCGACGTCACGATGCAGACGGTGCACGATGGCGTCGCCGACCAGATGAAGATCGCGTTTCGCGGGCTGATGGGGCAGATGTTCCTCGCCGACATGGCGCACAAGGTCCGCCGTGGCGCCGCGGGCAAGGTCCGCGCAGGCCAGCGCGCGGGCGGCGTCGCCTATGGTTACCGGCCGGTGCCGGGCAAGCCGGGCGAGAGTGTGACCCACGAACCGGAAGCGGTGATCGTGCGCCGCATCTTCGCCGCCTATGCCGCCGGCGAAACGCCCCGCGCGATCGCGGCGGCGCTGAACGCCGATCATGTGCCGCCGCCGCGCGGTGAGGTGTGGCGCGCCTCGACGCTGAATGGCGGCCAGAAGCGCGGCGACGGGATGCTGTCGAACGAGATCTATCAGGGCGTGATCGTCTGGAACCGGGTGGGCAAGCGCAAGGACCCGAACACCGGCCGCAGGATTTCGCGCCCGAACACGCCGGACGAATGGCACCGGGCAGACGCTCCGCACCTACGCATCGTCGACGCCGGGACATGGGCGGCGTGCGCCGCGATGCGGGCCACGCGCTCGCCCGGCCCGATGCAGATGCACAGGAAGCCCAAGCGGCTGCTGAGCGGCCTGATCCGCTGCGGCGTGTGCGGCGGCGGCATGTCGGCCTGCGGTCACTTCCGCGGGCGGACCCGTGCTCGCTGCTCGCGGTTCATCGGAGGCGGGTCGGGCAGCAATACGCGGCACATTTCGCTCGATGCGCTGGAGGCGGGCGTGCTGGAGACGCTGCGCGAGCATCTGCGCGAGCCCGAGCTGATCAACGTGTTCG